AAAAAGCCTCTCCGGCTTACTGCCACAACGGTTCCAGGGCAGCGGAACGGGGCAAAATCTGCCGGATCGGCAAAAAAATCTCAAAAAAAAATTCCAAAATGGTCTATCATTATGCAAGCATTGACAGTAAAATTTGCTATAGTGGGACGGAAGTCCCAAGAGGTCCTTCCTCCCCCTATAACCCCTACCATCCCAGCACCGGACCAACACCGGTGCTTTTTCATACCCAATTTCCACCAACAGGAAACAGAGGGAACAAAAATAACCCGGAAAGGGGAAAACAGGCCATGAATACCGCTTGAAACCACATCCTCCAAACATACCCCGGTCACATCTACCACATTCCCACCAACTACCCTCCACAAAACCTTTCCCTTCCATTATAGCGATCAAAAACAAAGCTCCCGGAAGGGGAACAGGCATAGAATCGAACGTGAACGAATACCCCACCCCCTGTGCCGGGGGAAGAGGCTGGAAGCCTTGAAAACAAAGGGCCGGAAGGATTTCCTCCGGTCCATTTTTGATCCCTGTTTCTACCAACTATTCGTAAAACAGTTGTTTAGCGAATAGTTGAAATTCATGGTAGAAACGCTGGAACCGTTGATACATAAGGCTTAGAGGGAATTGTGACAGGGCAGCCATCCGGCCCACAACCGCCACGGCATGGACAAAATGGACACCGGCGGCCCGGAGGACCGGCAGCGGCCCCACCAGCAGCGGCCCACCAGGCACCCCGGGGAGGGGGTCCGGTCCAGGAACCCCGGGGGGTCTGAATGTGACAGGGACTCCGCACCGCTGGGCGGTGTAACGAAAAATAGCCTCTCCTCCCCGGTATCCGGGAGGCAGGGGGAAGGAGATGATAGTGATGCCGAGACCGAAGCCAACGAAGCTGGATGCAGACGGAGAATTTTTCGTGAGGATGACGGCTCGTGGATACAGCACGAGGGAGATCATCAAAGAGCTTTACCACCTGGAAGAGGCTGATGATCCGAAGAAGTTTCACAACTACGAGTGCAAGCTCTCCCGGTACAGAAGGTATCCGGACTTCATGGAAGTTTTCAAGGATGAGATTGCCAAGGTGATTTCTCCGAAGCTGCTGGGGAAGGGCGTGAGGGTTCTGTCGGATCAGATGGACTCCACGGAGCCTTGGCTGGCGAACAAGGCGGCGAATGACATTGTTGCGTTCACGAGCAAGCGGCTGTTTGCGGAAGAGGACAATGCGGTGACCATTCAGTTTGCCGAGGGAGCCGGGATGCCGGAGATCGGAACGCCTGACGGCGAAGAGGAATGAGGTGGGATGATTGCCCATCGTAACCATTGACTACAAGCCGACACCGAAACAGGCGATCTTCCATGCCAGCAAAGCCAACGAGATTCTGTACGGCGGCGCTGCTGGCGGCGGCAAGACGAAGGCGCTGATCATGGATGCGCTCTTCCGCTGCCTGAAGTTCCCCGGAACCACGGCCTGTGTTTTCCGGAGGACCTATCAGGAGCTGGAGGACACGGACATCAAAGAGGCACAGGCTTCCTACCCGGAGGCGCTGGCGAAGTACAATGCCGGACGGCATGAATTCCGGTTGAAGAACGGGAGCAAGATCCTGTTCCGGCATTGTGAATCCGAGGCTGATCGGTTCAAGTATTCCGGTATCGAGATTCAGTTCTTGTACTTTGACGAGCTGACCTCGTTTGAACAAGTGGTCTACGATTTCATCAAAACCCGTCTCCGTGCCAAGAAGAGCCTTGGCGTGGTTCCGATTGTCCGCTCTGCCAGCAACCCTGGCAACATCGGACACGGCTGGGTGAAGAAGATGTTCGTGGATGCCGGACCGTACATGGAGATCCTTGAACAGGAGATTTTCTCCGAGACCCTGCACAAGTCCAAGAAGATCAGGACCCAATACATCCCGGCGCTGGCGATGGAAAACCCGTTCATCACGGATGACTACATCTTCGAGCTGGAACAGAAGCCACCGGCCCTCCGGGCGGCGCTGTTGAACGGCGATTGGGATTCCTTCGAGGGCCAGGTGTTCAAGGAATGGAAGGACGATCCGAATCACTACATTGACCGCCGGTGGACCCATGTGATCGAGCCGTTTGAGATTCCGCTGGATTGGCCCAGGTACTTCGGCTTTGACCACGGGTACTCCAAGCCGTTCTCATGCGGATGGTTCGCCATTGGTCCTGACCAAACCATGTACATGTACCGTGAGTGGTACGGCTGCAAACCGAGACAGGCGAATGTCGGCATTGAGCTGACACCGATACAGATTTCGGACGGCATCCTTGAACGGGAAGAGACCGAGATGAAGGACAACATCACGGTGATCCGCACCGCCGACCCGGCGATCTTTGACAAGAGCCGTGGAGACAGCGTAGCTGATCAGATGGCTCCCGGATATATGGGCCGCCGACAGGGCGTTGTCTTCAACAAAGGCGATCACGCACGGATGGCTGGCAAGATGCAAGTTCATGAACGGCTGCGGTTTGATGACAACGGCAGACCGAAACTGCAAGTATTCAATACATGCAGGGAGTTTATCCGAACGTTCCCAACTCTGCCTTACTCGCAGAAGAAGACCGAGGATGTTGACTCCGATGCGGAGGATCACCCATGCATACGATATGTTGCGCTACGTTTGCATGGATCACCCCGTTGTGCCTAAGAAGAAGACACCGCCGGTATACAAGCCGTTCGATCCTTTTAGTAGATGAGGTAGGTGATACAGATGGCTGAAGCACTTCCCAAGCTGGAAATTTCCGAGGATGACGAGAAAGAGCTTCAGAAGATCGCTGACGAGCTGGAGGCGATGGTCGATGAGACCAGCTATTACGAAGAACAGCCGTTAAGCCGTGGACAGGAAGCGCTCCTGAACCGGATTTATGACCGGCTGGAGCTGTTCCAGAAAGGGAACGAACCGTACCACGAAGCAGCCAAGAAAGCACGGCAGATCCTCCACATGGATGACCCGGATCAGGACACATCGAAGTCGAAGAAGGTTTCAGGGAAAAAGACCCTCCAGCTTCAGACCCTGAAGAGTACGGTGAATAACGTTATTGCCGATCAGATGCTCTCCATGCCGGAAGCACGGCTGATGCCGGAGACCGCAGCGATGCAGGAAGCGGCAGATGACCTTCAGGACATGGTTCATTACGTTATCTACTGCGCAAACGATTTTGAGCAGACCCATTACCGGCTGTGCGAGGACTTCTACGGTCCCGGCACGATGGTTGCTCAGACGGCGTGGGACCCGGACATGAACCACGGCAAGGGCGAGATCGCCATTATCCGCTGGCCCATCGAGGCTTTCCTTTGGGACCCCAAGGCCGAGAACATTCAGGATTGCCGAGCGGTAATGAAACTGAGCTGGCATCCGCTGTCCTGGTTCCGGTCCCATTACCCGGAACAGGGCCGGTATGTCGGAGCCGAGAAGGGAAACCATGAGAATGTTGGCATGACCACCGCTCAGGAGGCCGTTGAGGATACCGGGAGCGATGAAGACCGTGCGCTGCTGATTGAGTATTGGTGGCGTGATTATGATGCCAAGACCCGGCGGTACAAGATCAATGTGGCGTATGCAGCCGGAAACGCTCTGCTGGATGTCCAGCTTGGCGTGTACGATCACGGCCTTTACCCGTTCTCGATCCTGCCGTGCGACACGATTGAAGGCTGCCTCGCCGGTGAGGGCCTTGTGACCCAGCTTGCACCGATGATGCGGTATATCAACCGGTACATGGCCTATGTGGACATGAACCTCCGGATGGCATCCAAGACGAGGGCGCTGGTCCGGAAGGATGCCGGTATTGACATTGAGGCTCTTGCTGATTGGGAGAATGACATCATCGAGGGCAACAATATTACTCCGGACAACATCCAATGGATGAGTACGCCACCGTTCAACAGCATGATCAATCAGATGATGCTCCAGCTTGAGACCGATCTGAAGCAGGACTCTGGTGCGAATCAGTTCACTCGTGGCGAGACCACTGGCGGTATTGTTTCCGGTAAGGCGATCAATTCCCTGATCCAAGCCGGTGGCAAGATTTCGTCCATGCGGTCCGAGCAGATCAAGTATTTCCACAAGGATGTCGCGGAGCAGGTCATCTGGCTGATGAGTCAGTTCTACGATGACAACCGGGTGATGATGATTACGGGCCGGAAGGGCGTAACCCGTGAGCTGAAGGTGAACATGGAGAAGCTGTTCGGCAAGTCGAAGGGGGCGGTGAATCCTCCTCCGTATACCGTGCAGATCGAGATTTCCAGCCGTGATCCCCAGCGGATTGCCAATCAGAATCAGATGTTCATGGAAGCCTACACGATGTCTGCACAGGCCCAGCAGTTCTTCCCCCTGTCCTCGCTGATCAAGATTCTGAACCTGGACGGCAAGGACAAAATCCTGCCGATCATCGAGGGCAATGAGACCTATCAGCAGCAGATGCAGCAGATGCAGCAGCAAGTTGAGCAGATGGGCCAGCAGATGCAGCAGATGGCAGAAGAGAACCAGCACCTGAAGCAGACCACCATGCAGATGGGCGATGCGCTTTCCTCCGTGAAGGCACGGCTGGGGCAGACCCCCGGAACGGAACCGGAAGAGAGCGCAATGGTCAACCAGGCTGAGAACAACTTCGGACAGCAGACAGGAATGCCGCTGCCCACATAACCAAGGCAAAAGCCTCGTGATGTGCGAGGTTTTTCATATTTTGACTTCCCCGTGATGTGCGGTGGAGGAAAGGAGAACCTATGGGAATTGAGTCTGAATCCAACCTCAATACTGAAGCCACGGAAGCGGATCAGCTGCCGGAAGGTCTGATTGAGGAAACGGACGAGACCGAAATCGACCTTGACGAGGCGATTGATGAAAACGCCGAGGAAGGTCAGGCCGCTGACGAACAGGACGAGCAGGAGCATGAAGCGGAGCCTCAGGCCAAGGAACCGCATTATGTGAAGGGCCGGATTGAGAAGGCGGTAGCGAGGGTACGGGAAGAGTATGAGGCTATTCTCAACCCTCTCCGGGAGCAGCTTTCCGCAATGTCGGAAAGAATGCTGAAGGCCGATGCGCAGGAGCTGGTGAAGAAGGGTGAATTCCGGAGCGTTGAAACCGCCGAGGAATATCTCCGTCTGAAGCAGGGTCTTCCGGCTTCCACAATTGAGGAGCCGAAGGGCCAGCCTCGCAATGCCAACGGACAGTTTGCCCCCAAACAGGATGCCGGGGATGCCGCTACACAGGCCCGGATTGATATGCTGAAGCACCAGGCTTCACAGATCAAAGCGAGGACCGGCGTGGATGTCATCAAGGCGTTCAACGAGGACCCCAATATCAAAAAGCGTGTAATCGCAGGAGAGGTTGACTTCTACGATGTTGCCGAGGAGATCGGCAAACAGCCGAAGAGAGGCAAGCCTCCTGCACCGATGCGTTCTCCCAATGGAGCCGCAACCAGCCAGCCTACCAATGCCATCATGGAGATGACAGATGAGCAGTTCCGGCGGCTGGAAGAACGAGTTCAGAAAGGGGCACGCATCCGACAAAGTTAAAGGAGCGTGTAATCCATGCCTAACGTAAACATGAACTATTCCTATGATGCCGCCACCGCCCCCTCCCTGGTTGAAACCTACATCCAGCGGAAGGCCATGCAGAATGTCGAACCCAACCTCCGGTATCTGGACGATGCCGACATGATCGACCAGCCGGAAGGCAACGGCAAGCATGTCCGCATGTGGCGTTATTCCGAACTTCCTGCCATCACCACTCCCCTGGCTGAAGGCGTGACCCCGGACGGTCAGAAGCTGACCGAGACGGCGTTCACCGTCATGACCAAGCCTTTCGGCGGCTGGATGGCCTACACCGATGAGCTGGATCTGTTCCATGTGGACAAGAAGACCGATGCCATCGCTGAACGGCTGACCCGTCAGGCGGCCCTGTCCATTGACACCGTGGGCCGTGATCAGATTTGCGCTGGCCTGAATGTGATGTATCCCGGCAGCGTGACCAGCCGTGCTGCGCTGACTTCTTCCGACATCCTGACCTATGCGGTCATCAAGAAGGTTGTCCGCAACCTGAAGAAGAAGGGTGCGCAGCCGTTCCCGGATGGCTACTTCCATGCGAAGATCGACCATGACACCTACTACGACCTGACTCAGGACCAGCATTGGAACGATGTCAGCGTGTACCAGGATGACAGCCGGGTGAAGTCCTACGAGCTGGGCAACATCTACAAGGTGAAGTTCTTCGAGGTGGACAACGGCAAGATTTTCGCCGCCGAGTCCTATCTGTATGGCTCCAAGGCGTACCTGACGGCCTACGCCAACTTCGATGCTGCCAACCGCACGATGATCGTTGCGGATACCATGAGCGAGGACGAGGCCCGTGAGCTGACCGGCAAGATGGTGTATGTGCAGTACACCAACTCCAGCACGGACTATGTGACCCCCATGTGCGTTGAACGGGTATATCCGTCCGGCACGGCGAATCAGACGAAGATCGTCTTCCGCTGGGTCCCTGCGGCCTCTGTGACCGCCAATTGGACCACCGCCAAGTCCCTGAAGGTTGTTCCTTCCGGCGGCGCTACCAGCGGTGCTGAAGTCCATGCTTCCCTGATCTACGGTCAGCACGCCTTCGGCCTCGTGAAGCTGGGCGGCGGCAAGGGCAAGCCGAACATTCAGACCATTATCATGCCGCTGGGCAGCGAGGGCAGCGCCGATCCGCTCAAACAGCGTGGCTCGATTGCGTGGAAGGTGAAGCACTTCGCCTGTGCGGTAATTCAGGATGACTTCATCTGCCGTGTTGAACACAGCGTAAGCGCCTAAGACATTTCCCGGGGAGCCGGTCCACCTCCGCTGGCTCCCCAATTCCTCTCTTTCCGAGGCTATCCGCTTGACCCACGGGTAGCCTCACTTTTTTATAGAAAGGAGCCTGAATATGGCTACGAAAGAAAAAGAAACCCCTGTTGTGAATGAAGAAAAAGCGATGAAAGACAGCCTGACTTTTGCCGTTCCGAAACCGAAGGAGGAAGACGGCGGTCCCCGTGTGCGGATTATCCTGCCGAGGCTGGAGGATGACGGCAGCGTGGCGGTGGATCAGTACGAGCATGTGACCCTTGCCAATGAGAAGGGTGAGGAACATACCCGGATTCTCCGTGGAGAATTTGTGGATGTCACGGTTCCGGTGTACATGGCGCTGAAGGAGCGCTACGGAAAACAGATCTGAGGAGTGATGCACCATGACCCTGCAAGAGATCAAGGAACAGATCATGTTCCAGACGAACAACGATGCGGATGACCTTGAGGACTTTGAGCCGCACATTGCCGATTACATCAATGACGGCTATGACAGGATCGTGGTGGTTTTTGACCATCAGCATGTTGATCCAAACAGCGAAACTTATCCGACCTTGACGGAAGATGAAGATGAACCGAATCTCCCGGAATGGATGCACCGTTATCTGACCGATTGGGCAACATGGCTTGTGTACCGCAACGGCAATCCGCAGAAGCAGCAGAGGGGGTACGCCTACCGGGAATCCTTCGAGCTGTTTCTGCGGACGATTGCCGGTGAGGGCGGCATTGACGGCATGAACGCAGACGGGACCCTGAAACGGTACAGGAATTTCATCAATATCCCGGAGTGAGGTGAGGGAGGATGGCTTATTTTTCGCTGAAAGCCTATGATGCCGATGTCTTCCTCTCCTCATTCATGGGATTGCAACAGGCCGGAGATAATGTCGGAACGGACATCCGGTATGCCGTGGAAGCCGAGAATGTGGAGACACCGTATGGCGTTCTCCAACCGATGTCTGCCCCGGTTGTGCTGGAGACCGGCTTTCAGAACCGGATCGAGACAATGGCACGGCTTTACCGGCGGTGGTATGAAGGAACCGGCAGCAAGGATTGGCTGGTCATCAGCATGGGCGGTAAGCTCTACTACAAGCACGATGGCACACAGGACTCATGGCTGGCGCTGCCGTATCCGGCTGGTGTGAGCGCATATCAGAGCGATGTGTGGAGCTGGGCGGCCTACGAGATCAATCCGGCAGGAAGCACGGCCCCTGTTGATGTCCTGCTGATGAGCAATGCACAGGACGGCATGATCATGGTGGTTCCCCCGTATACGGCAACTGTATCGAGTAATAGCTGGACGGTCCGAACGATTGATACGCAAGGGAAGAAGTTTGGCGTGATCGAACGGTATGCGGAACGTATTTGGGGTGGAGCGATCCCGGATGACCCGGACATGCTGATGTATTCCCGGCCTTTCAATCCGGAGGATTGGACAATTTCCGGGGATGGCGAGGAGCCGGAAGACGGTGCTGGTGATATCCAGCAGCCGAGCTGGGACGGCGATTCGTTCAATGCGCTGAAGGCATTCGGCAATCAGCTCATTGCCTACAAGAAAAACCGGGTGTGGCGAATCCTGGGTACGGACCCCGGCGAATACACCTTCAAAGAGCAGTACGGCGGCGGTACTCCGTTCCCCAACACCATTGCGGTGGATGTGGAACGGATTTTTTCTGCGGACCGGGACGGCATGAGCGTGTATGACGGTCTGAGCGTAACGCCGTATTCACGGGAAGCCATTGAGCGGCTTTGGGCAACCGTCAACCGGGCCGCTATGGAGCAGATGTGCGGTGTACTGTTCAAGGAAAGGTACTATCTCTCCGTTCCGACAGGGAACAGTACGGTGAACAACGATATGATCGTGTTCAACCTGAGAGACCGGACGATTCTCTACTACACCGGGATGTACATTGAATCTTTTCTCGCAACGGAAGACACGCTTTATGCGACATCTTCCAATCTGCCAGGGAAGATCATCAGCCTTCCGTATGATTCATGGGAGAACGGTTCTGCATCGGACAAGCCGGTGAAATGGATGACCCCTTGGGTTGATTTCGGAAGGAAGACGATCAACAAGGGTGGCTTTGAGGTCTACTTCTCCCCGGAGGTTTCCGGCGAGAACCCCGTGACCTTCACATTCTCCGTGCAGACGGAAAAGAAGACCAAGACGAAGACCGTGACGATCCAGCCGAACATGGCGAAGCCGAAGCAGAAGCGAGTCCGCTTTGGTGGCACAGGAAGAAAGTACCGGCTGACCATTGAGGTCCGGACACCTCCGGCGAACACCGTTTGGCGGTTCACCGGCGGCATTCAGATGGTTGTCGAAACTGATCCGGATTAAAGAGGTGAGGAGGCATGGCACGAGACAAGAACGCAACGATCCAGCAGCACCAGCCTCTTCGGACACCGGAAGGATGGAACCGGCAGGAAAGGATGTTCCTTGTCCAACTCGATGAAATCCTGGATGACATCTACCGGCGGTTTGGGCGGCTGAAGCTGGCAGACCTGAGCGAGTCGGTACAGAATGGCATTACGATTGTCGATGAGACCACCGGGAAACGGGTAATGATCTCCGAGGCGGTCAATGCCATTGACATCAAGATCGAGGATGCGGAGAGCAGCATTGCAACGCTGGCGGCTACGGCAGAAAGAATTGAGACCCGGATTGCCGAGCTTGGCTACGGCATGGTCTTCATGCAGCCGAATGAGCCGGAAACATATTCCAAGGGCGATATATGGATTCAGACCCTTGCCGTTGGGAGCTGGCAGAGTGTTCTTGACAAGTATTCGAGCTGGCAGGAAATCCTCGCCAATGTAAGCACATGGCAAGTGGTCGGCGGCATCCCCAAGATGTTCGTGTATGACGGACAGGCTTGGGTTGAGATGTACGATGCCGAGATTCAGACGAACGTAATGACTCAGATCGAACAGCTTCGTGATCTGATCGCTCTGAGGGCAACGGTTGATGATCTGAACCTTCTGACCGGCCAAGTCACCCAGCATTCATCTGAACTTGCGGTTATGGCTCAGCAGATTTCTTCTGCGGTCACCACGGTCAACGCAAAGCCAAGTCACTATGTCCAGCTTGCCGATCCGAGGCTGACGAACGAGATCCACCTTGGAGACACATGGACCAAGCACGATGTCTACTTCAAAACATGGCAGACGATCAAGGACCATTACAACACATGGCAGGAAGTCAAGGACAGCCATGATTTGTGGATGGACGGCCTTGGAGATCGGTCCTTCACTTGGGATGGTACCGAGTGGATAGAGACCAGCGATAAGGCCACAGAGATCGTCAACCGGACGAGGATCACGGAAACTGATACCAAGATCGCCCTGATGGCGGTCCAACAGGCTCAGTTCCAGGGCGATCTGATCGACCTTGAAGCGCAGATCACGATCACAGCTACGCAAATCCGTCAGTATGTTGCAAACAACTACTACGGGATGCAAAGCGGTATAGACATCCTCGCCGCTGGCATCGAGATTTCGGCTGCGAAGTACCTGAAGATCAAGACCGGCGGCGTTTTTACCACGGAATCCGGCAACTTCAGCATTGATGCACAGGGTAATGCCACATTTAAGGGTGGTGGCGTATTCTCCGGCTCCTTGTCCGCTGCTACCGGAACATTCGCCGGGAATTTGAGTGCCGCTGGCGGTACGTTCGCAGGGCAGCTACAAGCGGCAACAGGAACCTTCGCTGGTTCCCTTTCTGCGGCAACGGGTACATTCGCCGGAACGTTGAGTGCTGCTTGTGTGACAAGCGGAACGATGTCTGCTGACCGGATCAAGGGCGGTACGCTGGCTCTTGGCGGCAACAATAATACGGACGGCGTTCTGACGATCAAGAACGCAAGCGGAACGCAGATCGGTGCTTGGGATCGGAACGGTATCAGCGCAATAGCCGGTACGATTGGCGGTTGGACCCTTGCATCGAATAGGTTGAGGTCCGGCAGCAGTACAGGGTATGTCGGACTTGATTCCAACACAAATAACACATACGCAATTTGGGCCGGAAATGAGGATGCGGCATCTGCTCCATTCCGTTTGAAACGGGATGGGACCCTGACGGTAACGAAGCTGAACATTCTCAATGAAGCTGGAACACAAGAGGAAACCATCAACCTGAGAAGTTATTCGATGTGGAAACTCTACTACCATGTCATCAAACAAGTAAATGTTTCCGGTGGTTATGTCACCTCGATGGTTCTTTCAAATGGTGACACCGTAAATTTTAATCTTGCTTCAGCCGTCACAGTAAGTGGTAGCTGGAGCAACGGAAGATATTCGGCAATCGCTTACGATGGAGCTGGAAGAGTTGTTGCAACTAAACAATCCGGTGTAGTTGGGTTTGATAATAGTGCATCAGGGTACGCAAGTGCATTGACATCATACGGGGAAGTGACCGTGGACATCCTTGCTGGTGGAAGCAGTATTGGCTCCACGATTACGATAAGCGGAACCGGACTATATAACAAAGGATGGAATGCTGCACGAGATAGTCAAACTGTTGTAGGCACTTGCTATACCATTACGGCCCATCAAGGCGATTGGGTTAAGGTTCAGGCAATCGGAACAGGGTATTCCCGTGTATCGTATAAGAGCTGACGAAAGGAGAACCTATGAAAACCACACAGGGTAAAGCAGTAACCGCTTACATGATGATCTCCATGCTCTCCGGGCGAGAGATGTCCAACAAAGGCGCTTGGCGGTTGTTCAATGTCGAACGAGCCTTACAGGACATCGTGGACTTCCAAGTGCGACAGGAAAAGAAACTTGCTGCCGAGCTTGGTGGTGAGATCGGACTGGAAGGTTTCAAGCATGATGATCCAAAGAAGAGAGAAGAGTTTGACCGCCGTCATGAAGAGATGGCGAAAGCAGAGTGTGATGTTCACATCGAGTGTGAAGAAATGACGGCAGACGGGAAGGCGGTAATTCCTCTTTCCATGTTGCCCAAAGACATGCGGCCTTATGAATACAGGCCGCTTGTTGATTTTATTCAGTTCAAGGAGTGATGAACGATGGCAACGAGCAAGACATTAACCCCTACCAATCAAACGATCAGTATTCCGGCCTTGGGAGATGCACCGGATGCTTCCGTTTTCTCCAATTGTATCGAAAAAGAAGCGGATGCCATCAATACGCTAAACAGCCAGATAGGAACGTATGATGTTGGCACGAACACGCTTGCCAATATTGAATCCGCACTTGCGACTTATGCGGACACGCTGGGAAACAATGAGTTCAAAAATGTAAAATTCTCCGTTTCACCGGCAACGGGGCTTTTCGGCGCAACAACTTACTTTGGCGTGTTGAGAAAGATTAGCACGGGGCGGTACAACATTTCAGTTCAAGGACTTCTTGACCCAACACAAACAATTTATGGGAATTATAGAAACTCCGCATGGGCATGGGACAATCCATTCAGCCAATTAGAGGACAAGATACCGACACCTCTTCGGCTTGACAGAAAAGCCGAAAATACCAACAGTTGGACTTTCCATGTTCCCCGTTATTCGAGAAATTCGTATTCCTATTTTCTGCTCGTCGGTGGAACATCAATCTCGCAAGGATTCCTTTATCATGGGTTTGTTCATGTCGGCGGTAACGATGCGGTCGGACTAACGCTAATTGGTGGAACTGCCGTTGCCGGCATTACCGGGGCATACAACGAAAGCAACGAAACCCTTACCATTACAACGACAAACACCAATTATGGCGGTATGCGTTTGATTTGGCTTAGTTGAATCAATAATTCAATAACGATTCAAATAGCGAACAACATGAAAACATAAATCGGAGGTGGGCAGATGCCTTGGTATTGGACTTTGGTTGCTTTCATCGGCGATGCGCTGATAGGCATGGTGCTGACCGCTCTGATTGCGGCACAAGGGAGGGATGATGATTGAACACGGCAAAAGCGGTTGACGAACTGCTTGACATTTACCGGGAGAGCGTTGCGAACGGGTTCATGCCCCTGTCAGAAGCATGTTGGAATACCGCCCTCGCCTGTGTCGGCTGGGCGTATGTGTTCGGCGCATGGGGTGCGGAATGTACCGTTTCCGAGCGCAAGAAAAGGCTTTCGTACAATCCGAGCCATACCACCATCAAGACCGCCTGCAAAGCGTTTGACGGGGGAACTTGTTCCGGGTGCAAGTGGTTTCCAGACAAGGAACGGACAAGGTGCTTTGATTGCCGTGGGTTCACGGATTGGGTGCTGAAGCAATACGGCTTCGACCTCGCCGGAGAAGGTGCTACATCGCAATGGAACACGGCGGCGAATTGGTGCAGGAAGGGCGAAGTCAAAGACGGAATCCCACAGGGCGTGTTGATCAACCTGTTCATCAAGAAAGGTGACACGATGAGCCACACCGGGTTTTACTTCAACGGCGAAACGTGCGAGTGTTCCAACGGGGTTCAGCACTTCGCAAAGATGAAAGCAAACCGCTGGACACATTGGGCGGTTGCGAAGATGTTTGAAGAGGACCTGAATCATACCCACTCACTACCGCCTCAAAACACCACCGTAAAGCCGCCTGTTTCTGCGGATGATAAAACGGACTACCCCATGCTCAGACGAGGCGATAAGGGGCAAAAAGTCCGGGAATTGCAGACTCTGCTGCTGAATCACGGATATGCGCTTCCGAAGTACGGCGCTGACGGCGATTTCGGTGCGGAAACCGAGAAGGCTGTGAAGGCTTGCCAGCGTGATTGGGGCCTGAAGGAAGACGGCGTGGCTGGCCCAAAGACATGGGAAAAGCTGCTGACCGCTCCTGATAAGCCAAAGCACTACGAGGTTACTATTACGGGTCTCAGCGAAGGAGAAGCTGAGGCCCTTTGTAATAAATATCCAGGAGCAATCAAAAAGGAGATGGTTTCATGATCAATTGGAATGTCCGTATTCGCAACAAACAGTTTTGGCGTTCTCTGATCCCGGCGCTGGCGTTGGCTGTACAGGCTGTTGCCGCCCTGTTTGGGTTCACGATTGACCTGACTACCCTGATCGGCAAGATCATTGCGGTTGTTGATGCCGTGTTTGCGGTGCTTGCCATTCTTGGCATCGTGGTTGACCCTACTACCGCCGGTGTTGGAGACAGCGCAAGGGCAATGAGATACGAGGAACCGTGGGTTGATCCTGTGGAAGACGGGGAGGAGTGAGTGATGAGCAAACTGTCATACAAGGGCGATTGGACTTCCGAAAAAACCTACGAAGTGGGTGATGTGGTTGTCTATTCCGATGGTGTGGTTTATTACCTTCAGCGGCCTACCCTGAATGGATCAACTCCCCATGACACGAGATGCTGGGGACGGCTTCAGGCTCCGCTGGCTGCCTGTGTTCTGATGTTCCATGAAATGCTTTCCGGCCTGAGTGATGCCGTCAACGGCGTGATATTCGACAGTAAGACCCTGATCCTCGATTCCAGCACGGAATCCTCCACCAAGAAGTATGCGATCACCGTGGATGATGAAGACGGTCTCGCTGCAACCGAAATCGAAGAGGACGGTGAGTGACAATGGAATGGACACCGTTGGCAGCCGCCGCCGTGACAGGAATCCTGTCATTCCTTGGCACATATTTCTCCAACCGGAAGCAGACGGCTCTCATGGCTTACCGGTTGGAGCAGCTTGAGAAGAAGGTGGACAAGCACAACAATGTGATTGAACGAACCTACGAGCTGGAGAAGAACACCGCCGTGATGAAAGAACGGCTGGACGAGCTGGACAAGCAGAAAGCAGGGTAATAAAAGACCGGGGCATCCGCTATTGCCCCGGTCAATTTCCAACGGCAAATATAACCATCGGAAGAGTTGCTATTATTCTATCTCAATAATTCACATAGTCAATCGTTCTTTTTTGAAGGAGACTTCCTCTTCACAGAATATACACCATATATTCCACGATCCCAAAGGTCTTTACCTTCATGTCTCCAAACGAATCCGTGTGCGGTTTTTAACTTGCCGGAAATGCAATTTGACAATGTGCATGGATTGCAATTGTAATAACGGGCGGCATTTGAAATACAATCCCATTTTTTTATGAATTTCCCATCTTTTGAATATTGGATAACAGGAACGGAATTGATGTTATCAGCTCCAAATGCCGCATGGGTGTTGTGAGGGTTTCTCAATCCGGTTCTGATAGCATGGTTCATGTTTTCCTTGGATGTTACCCATTCAAGGTTTGACACAATGTTGTTATGCTTGTTACCATCAATGTGATTGACATATTTTTTACCTTCACACTTTGGTATAAACGCTTCAGCGACAAGTGTGTGGACCATTTTTATTTTGTTTGCTCCAAGGTGAACAATCAAATATCCACCGTGGTGCTTTACGGGGGTCAAGACTTTCTTTTTTCTCGTGTTCAAGTAATTCAGACTCATCACATTCCCAAGATTACTTACGGCATATTTCCCTTCAAAACCAACGATATCTTTGTACACTTCCTTCAAAATCAACACCTCCAGCACGAGGATTATAACACAACTTGTTCCTGTTTAATAGGCCAATCGTGCATTTGGGGGTTGAAATATTTTTACATTGATCAACAGGAAAACGGCCCGTGACGAAAAGTCACGGGTTTTTAATTTACAAGGAGATGAGAGCATGGCAACGGTTGCGAGAACAAAGCAGGATGTTGACAACATGACGAGACAGGAACGGCTGTGGGATTCGCTGAACCACGCCTACGGTCAGCAGAGGGAAGCATCTGACCGGAGTTTTGACAAAGCCTATTCACAGGCTGACCGACAGGCGCTGGGCCGGGGAATGCAGCGGTCTTCCTATAATGCGCAGAACCTTGCCGGGATCACCAATCAGAAGATCA